TTACACCAGTTAGATTATTAGATTTCAAACGAATGCTTATAATTGGATAATATGTATTTGCGGATTGCATCGTTGTCCCTGTGATGGGATTTGAGATGCTCAAAAGAGTTCCAAGTTTTTCTGGTTCTCCTTCCTGAATCAGAGAATTAGAACCCTGATACATGTAATGAGTTCCTGCAACACCAGTTACATTCTCAATCTCAAGTCTAATAGGCAAGAAAGGAGTAGAACACCAAACTCCTGGATTGGTGTTTGAATTATCAAAAGTATGAGATGCAACAGTCTCATTCTTCATTAACCAAGCAAATTGAATTATACCTGCACCATACCATTCATAATTGATAGAAATCATTTGTTGTTTTGTTGGATCTGCAGTTACTCCAGTCCAACCATTTCCATCAAACTTTTCACCATTCCAATCATCTCTGTATACTCTTGTTTCCGTAACAATTCCAGTTACACTACTGCGAATTACATAAGAATATGTTCCCCCATCATCCTCAAAATAAACACCATTATTTTCATCGAACAATCCAAATCTTCTACGAATACCTACTTTTGGTTGTTCTAAACGAACTGCAAATGCAAGAGTTGCACCCCTACCAGGAATGTATCTCATTACATTTTTGGTTTGACGAATTACTTTGCTTCCTGTAGTGGAACCAACTTGCATTATAATATTACTGGCATTTACATTAAATGTTGCAGTCCCTACTCCAACTATTCTTTCATCCCATACATCAGTCTCTTTACCATACTGGAAGGTGTTGAAGAATACTGTTTGGAACGGAGATATTTTAAATCTGTTGTTGTTGGTGAATTGAGGTCTCCAGTCCGTCTGGTTTCCCCAGTGATCTGCGATATTAAAAACTTCAAAAAGTGTCCTTTCCTGATTTAGAAAGTCTTGCTCATTTTTATTCCACTGTGCCATGAATCAATCACTCCAAGATAATTTTTCTGGTCTGTATCTTTGTGCGTCTTTAACTTTTAAAGAATTTGATGCTGATGGGTAAATATTGTGAACGATTGCTCCAGGATATTCTCCCTGAAGTTGTTCGGCAAGTTCATTTTTATCCATCATTTTACCCTCTACTTCCATACGATAGAGTCTTCCCTGCCAAACTACATCAGCAAGAAAAGACTCTTTAGTAGTTTCTGGTTGTGAAGAATTCATATAGAGATTTCCATTAAAATCTCCAGCAATGTTGATGCTTTCTGATAGAAATTGTTTAAAGGATTTCATTTTAGTTACAGTTCCAACGACGAAGTGCTTTGTTAATTCTTGAATCTGGGTCTCGTGCAGTTTTTGCAGAAGTTAGTTTAGACTTCATCCCAGACATACGACGACAAAAAGACTTACGGCGTTTGGCCCTTTTGCCACTAGGCTTTTTTTCGGTTACTGCAGTTTGTAACTTTGAACCTGGATTCTCGCGGCGATATGCATTCACTGCTTTCTGACTTAATCCATCAGTTTTATCTTTACGATTGACTGATTGCCAGTCTTCCATAAATTGACTAAAAGTTTTTGACTCTCTTCTCAATTTTTGTATTGCACTATCGTATCTTTCCCCACCAATTGGTGAAGTTTTCCTTTGACCATCGAGTGCTTTGTCTACAGCAGGTTTTACAAATTTTTTCATAAGATAAGGAGTAGCGGCAGCAGCAGCAATACCGCCCGCAACTAATGCTGGAGCAATTTCGTCTAGATTATTCTGTTCTGTTTTCATCTCACCACTATCAATATAATCTGCGGCAGCGTCAAGATAATCTGCTGCTTTAGTAATTTTTGATTGAACCCACGCTTCAATATTACCCTCACCTTTTACTTTCTTCTTGAGTCTCTTTGCGGCAGAAATAATGGTGGAAATTTCAGATCTTGCCATTGAATGCTCGTGGTCATATGACTCTGGAAAATTGCCAGGATGCACTGTAGCAATATTGTATTTTTTCTGATTTTGCGAAAGTGGTGCTGGAAGAGAAAACATATCCCAATACTTGGGACCATACTTGCATTCTGCTCTAGTTTCTACTTTGTCACATTTTGGACAATATCTTGTCATTTCCATTTCTTCATTTGCTTTTACACAATTATTATATGTTTTACCAAACATTTTTTTTGTTCCTTTCTTTTTATATCCTGGCCAACACTTTTGACCTTCTCCAATTATAGTTTCTTCGGACTTTGTACCCCACTTATCAGCACCAACTTTGCGACATTTAACAAGTGCTCCAGATGCATAGGCACTTGGCCAAACATCATATCTTGACTTTACTTTATGGTAGCAAGCATCTTTTTTTCCACTACCCTTACCTTTTACATCTGATTCTTCGTTCATTTTCTTTGGTTTGTCTGTTGAAACATAAGTTGGTTTTGCGGCATCAGATTTTGCTTGCTGACCTGGATCTGCTGCTTTTTTTCTTCTTGCTGCAGAGCGTCTTTCGGCAGGAGTCATACTTGATCTTTTTGCAGAAGAAACACATTTTGGAGTTCCTTCTCCTGGTTCATCACTTGCACAAGTTCCTCCAGTTACAACATTTACCCATCCAGGTTTTCCATCTTTTGAACTGGACTTATTGAACCATTTGTGGAGATTTCCTTCTTTCACATCTTTAAATTTTTTATGATGCTTTTTAGCATCAGACTCCATTTTTTTCAAACGAGTATAATAGTCTGGGATTTCGTCCAAATGTTGAAGAGCAATTTCTGTCGCCAACTTCTGATTCTTGGTATGTTCGTGTTCAATTGGAGCACCCATATCAAGTTGCTTCTGAATAAACGAAACTTCAAGACGATGCTTTTTAGCAATCTCTTCCACTGTTTTATATGGTTTCAATTGCTCATTCATTGGATAAAACTTATTACTCTTTATTATTTAGAAAACCTTGCTTGAGTAATTTTGACAATTCTGATGTTGATCCGACAAAAACTGCATTGTTTGTCACATTATTAGTTGTTTTTACAGATTCATCTTCAACATCTTTGAGTTTTTTCTGCAAATCTATAAGTTTATCTGTCACATCTCCAACACTCTTAATCAACTGCCCAGCAACTTCATATGCTCTTGGACTTCCACCTTCTCCGGCAAGTTCCATTATTCCATTAATGGCTTCTTGCCCTTTTTCAATTAAGGAATATAGATTTGCTCTAGTATATTCATAATCTTTTTGGATATCATCCACTTTTAGTGGAGATATTTTTAATTCTTCCTTTACCTTTTCTACTTCAACAATATTACTTTCAATATTAAGAGCAGAATCTAAACTATCAAATGTGTTACTCATATAATTTTAAATATCCCTTTGTTGCGTTGGACTATAAGTTTTAGAGTCCTCAAAACTTTGCCAAGTTTCATTAAACCCAAAATCATCATCTGGATTTGCATCAACGGGATCAGGAGTAAGTGTATATCTCATCTCCCTTTTCGCTGTTGCAATATCTGTCGAATTATAATAATCAACTTGAACCTTACGAATAAGACCATCTGTAGAATCTGCAATAGGACCAAACAGATATGTTTTTACTGTAAAGTTAAACGTGTAGATTAATATCCTTCTTGTTGAAAAATCTCCTTCATAATCGTCTGTAAATGATACATTATCTAAAATGATAGGGATATCTCTTTTTTCTCCAATAGAATCAATTAAATCTACAGTTAGATTAAATGATGGTTGGAAATAAGGTAGTATTTGCTCAACTACCTGCAGGGCATCATCCTGCAATTTTGTCATTACATTTAATTGAAAACCAATATTATATGGGACTGGTAGGTAAACTTTCTTTAAATTTGTCCCATCAGATGCTTTAAATGTTTGGGTGATATTTGCCTTTCTGGTTGCATCATATTGAATGGATGTCATCTCAAATGCCATTCTAGGTAATGTAATAGCAATTGGTTTATTTAATTCTGGTTGCTGCTGAATTCTAGCAAGAAATTTTTGAATAGGTCCATAAGCCAATGGAACTTTCATTTCACTGATACTATCACCAGAAGAATCTTTGTGTCTTATGTAGATTTCATTGAAAACTGTGCCAAACGCAATGACAGTTCTTCTGATGATTTCGTGATAATAGTATGTTCCGAGCATTAGAATGTACCAAATGGATTTGATGCGGAAAAATCTACAATGCCTTCAGCTGCATTTTCAATTTCTATATTTTCACTATATTTATCATATTGATCCCAAGTATCATAAGATTGGATTGAATAAATAGCACTTGAGGCAGCTCCGACAAGTAATTCTCCAGGATAAAACTCTTTTGTTGCCGCATTGTCTACAAAAGATACCTTGAGAATTTTTGTATCAAAGTCCCAAGATTTAACGCGACCACGAGTACCTGATATAGATCCAAATACTTCTTCATTAAAGATATAAGTTCCAATTCCGGAAAGGATCGGAGGTGGAGCAATTGTTACAGTTGGTGCAGATGTATATCCTACTCCTGGATTTGTAATTCTTAAAGAACTAATTGTTTGTCCGGTTCCTACAACTGCCACAGCAGTAGCAGTTTCACCAACTCCTGTTGGTCCACTTATTGTTACTAATGGTGGAGTAATATATCCACTTCCAAAATTTACCATTGTAAAGGTAGAAATTCCACTTTGTATTGTTTCAATTGAGCAGGTAGCTGCAGCACCGACTCCGCCGCCGCCTGAAATTGTAATAGATGGTGCAACTGTATATCCAGCACCAGCAGTAGTTAAAATAATGGATTCTACAGATTTAACTCCACCCTTACTTGTTGTAATAGCCACTGCATTCGCAGTTATTCCCCCTGCAGGTGCTGATGTAAATCCAATTGTAGGTATGGAAGTATATCCATATCCATCATTGGTCAATGATATTTTACGCACATATCCTGTTGCCAGCGTGGCAGTAGCAGAAGATGTCGATCCTGCTCCAATAAGTTGTAAAGTAGTAATATATCCTTCATCTTTAATTTGACTATCAATTTCTTCAATAGTAGTATCAATAACCTCATCTTCATATTCGAACAGTTCACATTTCAATTCATACATATAAAGTTTTCCAAGTTGATAAAAATTAACTTCGTGCTCAACAAACTTAACTTCGAATAATCTTTGACCTAAAGGAAAATAGACCAAATCACCTTCTCTTGGTCTAGATGCAAGAACAATTTCGTCATTATCGGATGCTTCTAAAAATGGAGATATAAAATCTTCAAACCTTTCTTTTGAAATTACTAAACTCAATTCATCTTTTAAATTAACACCAAATTTTGAAAGAATATCTCCTTGACCACTGTATCCATCATAATTGTTAATATACGCTTCAATTGCATAGTTATCGTCAAATTTGGAGGATTGAATTTCCCTAATAATGGTTTGCTTCCTTACAAACTTTCTGGGAATATAAATTACATCAACTCCATAAATTTTCAATTGCTCATTGATTAGGTCTTGTACAAGTCTTTGTTCTCCTGGAGAACCTTGTAAAAAGAAAGGATTAAGTGCCATTATTATCCAATAAAATCGTAAGGTGGAAGTTCATAATCCATAGACATTCTTTGCATTATATCTGCTAATTCTTTTTCAGCATCTTCATAGATTTCCCTACCATTCAATTCAATTCCACCGGGAAGTTTTACTCCTCTAAATTTAATTAGATTCTGACCCCACTGTCTTTTTATCAAAGCAGTTAAATATCTCTTCAAAAAACTATCATTATAAACTTTAGTAAATTCATTAGGATCTAAAATTCTATAACAATCAATTATAATATAACTATCTTTTGCTTTTGCTGTCCAGTCTATATCTAAATAGAGTCTATTTTGTCTTTTATTGTAACGGATTTGCTTATCTGGAGTGAGTAAAAAGTCGATATCTTCCAGATAGGTTTTAACCATTGCATATTGTAGAAGTTCTACGGAATTGAAATAGTATAAATCATTTAAGAACAACTGATATTTGATACTAAACATTCCAGCAGAAATAGTGCTGGTATCAAATTTGAAAACTTTCTCAATTCCTATTACAGAGTCTGGAACTTGTATAAAATTTGAGTTTTCGTAAAAATTAAAAGTAGTAGTTCCAATACCACTAATATTTGCTGTCCCTGTTGTAGTAACAATACCAGCACCTACACTAGGATCCGCTTGCCCCCTATTTAAATCTTGATCTGTTATCTTATATTTAAGATACATTCGTTCAACACCATCAAAATGCCTCTCTTGAAAATACTGTAAGGCATCATCGACTAAATCATCTATCTGATCGTCATCGACGTTAATTTCTAAAACGGGAGCTCCCAACCTTCTCAAGCAATAATCAATTAATTGTTGTCTACTTGCGGGTTTTGCCATTAGTAAGTACCTCCATCTATTGCATTGGACCAGGTGGGAACATCACTGTTATCTGTTGTCATTATATAGTTGGTATAATCAATACCATTTTGTGGACTATTTGTAGAAACCATCAATCCACTTGAATTAAAATATGGCATCCCATTTGTATAATATGGTCCATAGTATAATCCACCAGATATTGTTGCAATTCCTGTAACTATTGCATTTCTGGCAGTAAATTCATCAAATTTTAAATCATCACTTACATATAAATCACCATCAACATAAACATCATTTTTAAATGTTGATATTCCTACGAACGTTGATACTCCAGTTACGTTTAAATTGAATAATGTTGTGATTCCAGTTACTTGACCATTTCTGGCAGTAAATTCATCAAATATTAAATCATCACCAACTCTTAAGTCTCCGTCAATAAAAACATCATTTTTAAAAGTACTTACACCAACAAAAGTAGATATACCACTTACGTGAAGTTCTCTTATGGAACCAATACCACCAATTACGTTTTCTGCAGTTACAGCTCTACCACCAGCCGATCCAGAAATGCTAGAAATTACTTTTACAGCATTTTGTTGTCCAACTCTAACTTTGATATCAGACATTATCGAGTAACTCCCTCTGTTACGAGAACCATTCCCTCAATTACTCTGTTTTTAATACCAAATTCATCCGCAATAACAACATCATAAACATATCTTCCTGGTTTCAAACTTGTAGTTTGTGCTGAAGTTAAACTTAATAAAATTTGCCCCATTGTTGGCGGAGATTCGATGGATGCTGTAAAAGATGTTGAAGTAGTACTACCTGCCCACTTTCTCATCTGTGCTTCTACTGTATATCCAGTCAAATTGAAAGCAGAATTTGTATCGGAACCTTCTAAAGTAAAAGATTGGCTGAAGTCTGCTCCAGAATTTACGACTAGATTATTTACGTATACTGCAGCCATCTATTTTTTTAGCTCTACTTCTTATTTATATTTCAAAGTGCTCCTAAAGATTTAATAACTTCTTGTTGCTTCAAATACAATTTGCAGTATAATTTTGAAAAATCTTTAAGTTGATTGAAATCCATTTCATCAATAAATCTTGAATGTTTCTCATATTCAAATAATTTATCGATAGTATCGAGAGTAATTTCATTTGGATCCATTGATTATCTCCTTTAATAAAGTTTTAATTTCATCTATATCTTGTTTAATTTTATTCAATTCATTTTTTTGCGACTCTCTATTACCCAAACTATTTACATATTGATTATATGCAGTATTGTCGCAGTTTATAATTGCTCCAGAATTTTCGTCTCGATATAAATTTGGGTGTCCCTTTACTGGTATCATCATCTGATAGCAATGCTCCTCAAATCTTTAAATCTTGGCGGATAGGCTTGATTTGTGGACGACATTACAATTTTAATTGTAAATCCACTAAATTGACCAAGATTATTTGCAGAAAACTCATACTCTAGGAATTGATTTTGGTTGCTTGCGGGTACAAAAACGTCAGGAAGACCACTGTTATTGGCAGGATCAATAACGTCTGGATATCCATCATTATTATTATCGACTGTTAAATTATCATATCCTGGGAATAATTCAAAAGATTGCTCGACTTCGCTAGAATCTGCTCTTATTAGACTGTAGAGAACTCTAAAGTCTGCAGAGAAATGTCTGTATGCAGAAAGAATTACCTTTAATGAAGTTGCTGGTTGCGACAGTCTTACTGTATTTGAAATGTAAATCGCAGAATGTGGATCTTCAAGAATAGAATTAACCCTACCATCTTGTTGGTAATTGGATATTGGCGAATTAATTCTATTGCTATGGAAATCCGTAAATGATGTATCTAAGAAAATTTGAGGAGAAACATACTTATTACTTGATGTCAATGTCAATGCTATTGTAAATGACTTGTTTCTTGGTAGAGCAGTTAAGAATGTATCTTCATTTACCTTAGATGCAACAATTCTTGATGACGAAAGTGTATTTAAGGAATTTATTTGAATGTCTTCATAACCTAAATCTTGGAAAGAAACCTCATTACCACTAATGCTAGTTCCACTAACTGATCTAATCTTCGCAGACAGTGAAGTTGCTGAAGTAGGAGTTGCTGCATCATAGAATGGAATTATTGCGTCATATTGAATGTTCTCTGAAGCAAATACCTTAGATCCTCCAGAAGTTATTTCTGATGAGAATGATAGTTGTGGATATCCTGCCGGTGTGTTGTCAACACTTCTGTTAACACCATTGGAAGATCTATCAATTTCAATATAATAATTATCAATGTCTAATCCAGTATCACTAATATCGTGAGTTGTATTAATTCTCTGCAGAGAAATTCCATTAAATTCATATTTGTATACTGGAACATTGACGGAGTGGGGAAGTGCAAGAGTTGAAGATTGTCCTCTAGTTACGGTCTCTAAAGTTCCAGATCCAATACTCTCATACTTAATAATCTCATTTTCAATGATAGCATATCCAGGATTAGTTCCATTTACAGATTTTCCTTCAAAAGTTGTGAAGTTTGAAGTGCTGGCAACTGAAATTGATGTGGAAGAAGATGTAACAGATTGAGAAAGTGTAGTTGGTGCTGTATTTGGTGCAATACCACTAATTGCAACTTTGTTATTTTCTGCATACATTCCGTGATTGAAATGATTTACCTTAACAAAATTTCCATTATAAATTGATCCAACTGGAGTGGAATTGGTAATATATGTATTTCCTAGAGAAACTGAATTATTAGAGGAATCAAAGTAAACTAGATTTGCAGTTCCACCTGAAGTAAATGATTCACCTTGTACATTACTCAGATATAATGTATCAATACCGTTGTTGTTACCAGTAACTGTAATTCTAGCATCTCTACCACTATTACTTGAAACGGAAGAGGTTACAATACCAACAACATCACCAACTGCATATCCATTACCTGGATTTACAATTGAAGCGGCAGTAACTGCTCCAGCAGATGCTGTTATGTTTAATGTAAGACCAGAACCACTTCCAATAATGTTGTAAGTTGAGACGTTAGTGTCTGACACATAGTTTGATCCCGCTGTCGTAAGACCGACAGATGAAACTGAGCAACCAGTGCCTACAATATAACCAGAATTGTATGTTTTTGCACTTTCACTAATTTTTCTACCAGTAGTTAGAATTCCTACCATAGTTGAATTTGTTACAGTAGTGATTCCAACACTCAGTTTTCTTGGGAATGATGTAAGAGGATTGTTTTGAAGGTTTGGAATATATCCATTACTTTCATTAAGTGTTGGATTATAGAAAAATGCAGTAGCGGGAGTATTAGTAACAAAATTCGCTCTATGTAGAGTAAATTTCATATCTTGATATTGGTCTGCAGTCCAAATAGATCCATTTTGAGATTTAAACAGACTTCCCATAGCAAACTGTTGAGTATATACAACTGCTTCAGAATCTGGAAGATTTCTTGATTGAATTGTTTTCTTACCCATTTCAGCAATAAAGACTTCATATTCAATACTTTCTGGGGCTAGCAGTACAATTGCATACTCCAAACCAGGAGCCAAATAAATTGGATAATCGAATACTGCTTTTGTTATCGCTGTTGCATCATCTGAAGTTTGAATCTGATCTGGTCTAAGAGTAACTGGATTTCCAACTACTATTGTTGTGGGTGTGCCTAACTCAACAGTTCTTACTTCAACTGTAAGAGGATTATTTCCACTGTCTTTTTTGTAAAAATACAAATCTACCTCAGTTAAAAATCCACCATCTTGATCAACTGTAAAAGTTTGGGCAAGAGGATCTTTTCCACCACCCCTATCCTGTTGAGGGAACTGGGTTTGTTCAAAATTAGTTGTTACTCTTGTTATATTTGTAGTAGTTAAACGAGTATTTGTTACTGTTGTTGTATTTGTAATTGTTGTTTCATATAATTCTAAAGTTCCGTCTGAGATATAATTTGTTTCGGCAGATGAAACTGTAGTACTTCCAGCAACGGCAACTTCATTTGTGGGGCTAGATGTAATTTTATATGTTTTAGTGCCCGTATTAATCCTTACATCTGGAGCTGGATTGGTATTGGGGTCTCTGATAAAGAAAGATCCAGTTAGGTCTCCATAATTATCGGATATTAGTCTAAGATCTTTTACATATGCTACAGAACCACTTGTTTGTCCAACAAGTTTGGCACCTTTTACCAAATATCCAGAATAAAGTCCTTGTGCCTCTTCCGATATTGAATATGTATCAAGATTCAAAATCTTTGATGAGGCACTATATGCATCTGGAATTGATTCTGTTCTGAAGTATGGATTTGTTGTAAATTTGGTTGTTGGAGAATTGAACGGACCAATTTTATGAGATGGCATTGCCACTCTAAAGGTAATTATCTTATTGTTTTGATTATCGTAACCAATTACAGTTTCTCCAATAGTAAATGCAGATGATGCGCCATAATTTTCTAATGACTCACTGTTAGCGATTTCGATTAGTTTTGGAATAAAATCTACAGATCCATTTCCATCCAAGAACTGATAGTATCTAGTATAAGGTTTCAGACTAGTAATTGAAAATTCAGTATTTCTAGATCTCATATACTCTTCTGCACGTGCTTCTACTAACCTTGTAGAGCTAGTGCTTCTAGTAGATGAACTGCTAGTTTCAGTTACAGTTTGGGAGAATTCCGTAGAAAGTTCAGTTCTACTTGCATTAGCACCATTATCAACTCTAACTGTTCTATCACCTAAAACAGTTCTATCTCTCTCAACTAAAACAAAGTCTGTTACTGATATTGTTTTATTTGGTAGTTGTACTGTTCTAACCCAGTTATCTCTGTCTGGAGATAACTTGATTGACCCTTTATATGAAATAACGTGGAATGGATTAACATTTTCTACTTGCGTTGCAAGTGGTTGATTAATCCACTTTTCGGAAGTGTATTTAAGAGTTACAGTGCTTCCTGTTTTTTGCACATTAGAATCTATCAGAGCATAATTGGTTGATAAATCTACTTCCTCATCGGTTGTATTAAGTGATGGTGCAAGATAATTTTTAAGACTATTGCGAGCAATGATAGGTCTCATTTCCTGCAATTCTGGATCTATTTCAAGAAGTGAGAAATTTAAATTAACTCTTTCATAATCTTTAAAATCATCTACAAAAAATCCAGTCTTAAATCTATTAAATCCCTGAGAGTCTTGTATTTGAAGAGTTTGTGTGCTTAATTCTAAAAGAGTTAATGAAGTTACTCTCTCAAGATTTTTAACTCTATTCTCGATGAGACCAATGTCTCTCATTGTATATCTTCTATTATCCACAAGTGACAATGTTGCACTCTTTGAAGTATAGAGATATGGAGGAAGACTGATTGTAGCAATCTCCATTACATCATCAATTTTTACCGGTGATTTTGGATTAGATGAAGAATTTCCTTGAATATATACAAACTCTCCATTTTTATCTAGATAAACTTTATCTATTCTTCCAATATAATAATCATAACCAATTATAGTGCTCTCATTTGGAGTTAGATTCAACTTAATTGAAGAACTAAAGTTTCTATTTGAAAAATCAAATGGTGAAGCATTAGATCCTGAGAATACTGATACACGAGGTCTAAAATCAAGGGTATCTGATGCTCTTATATTTCTAGATCCAATTAAAGGAACATCAACGGCAAATTGTTCTTTGTTATAACTTAATACGGTAAATACATCACCATTATCGGTGGTAGGTACACTAAAATAATCAAAAACAACTAATATTCTTCTAGATGGTTCTGTTTCACCCTCATTTCTTACAATTCTGGAATAATCATAGTATTGCTCTTTTTGCCCCTTATCCAATTTAAATCTATTGGTTATATCATTATAACTTCCTAAAGTAATAGAATCGATTTCACCTACAATATTTGATTCTTCAAAAGTGACATTTTCATTTGTAAGGAATCGATTTGAATTTAAGAATACAACATCCACACTGTTTGTGGATCTTGTTACAACTCTAGCTACGCAACCACTTTCAGATCCGATAATGTTTTCGCCAATAATTGCGTTTCCACCAATGTTCAATACACTACTAAAAGAAATAGTGTCTAAAGAAGGATTAGAAGTGTTTAGTGATTCATAAACTGCCAAAACTTTTGCAACATCTGGATAATTAATAGAAATTTCCTCATCCTGAACTCTCAATCCATAGTATGGATTATACGCAAGACCATCGTTAATGGAGGTACTAATACCAGTGCCAGACTCTGGATACTTTGAGTGAATTATGTTAATTGCCTGACTTCTATTATATTGTTTTTCCTTACTCTGCACTCCATTTTTTATAAATGTTGCATTAATGGAAGATGTGGTTTTTCCAGAGGTAAGATTTGATAGAGTAACCTGATTGTTTGATAGTGAAAATTGGTCTGCTGTTAATGCTTGCGTAGTACCATCAGTGTAATGTACTGAATAACGCTCCTCATCAAATCCTTGGAATAGAGCAGTTGTTAATCCAGATGGTAACGAAAAATCAGATACGGATAAGACAATCGGACTACTTGAAGATTTTGCACTTGTCGATTGAGCACTAAATGTTAAAATTGAGTCATTTAAATCAATAGACGATAAATTGGAGTTTGGTACTTCTGCATATAAAAATCCTTTTTCAAGATTTCTAATTGTTGGGGCGCCAATACTAAAAGATATGTTTGTTGAAACTCCAATTGCACCATTACAAACTCCTGTGATAGTTGCAACGCCTACAACCGTCATAGAGTCACCAGTTAGACTGATACTAGTTACTCTATTAAAGTTTTCTACCGAACCGGTTGAGGTTTGATATCTGATAATACTTCCTGGTTTAATTGTATTAAAAAATTTTCCAGGAGAAGTTACAACACCACCTGCACTAATATTAACAGTGTCTGCAGCATTAAACCCAATAGGAAGTTGTTTTGATAAAACTGAATCTCCTATAAACGCTGTAGTAAATCCAGAAACTGAAGTGGATTGGTAAACTTGTTTAATATCTTCGCTATTATAAACGGTAATATTGGCAATTGATCTTGGGTATAACTCCAAACCATTAATAATTATTTGTTCCCCTTTTATGAAGGTTCCAGAAGTTTGTCTGACATTAATTGTAGTTGTACCATCTCCTGCGGTCACTACATATCCACTTGCTCCGCTACTTTTTCCTTTAATATATGAAGTTCCGGGCAATTGTGATTGTGATAATCCTTGATTTAAGATTAAAGTTGTGTAGGTTTGGATATCATATAAGTATAAATCCCAATTTGTAGTTGCTGATGAGTATGCTGCATCAGTCAATCTAAAATTATAGACTCTTGCGTCTCCAATTTTAGTTGTTGAACTTGGATTTCCTGATGCACTTCTTCTAACTGAGTGAAGTTCTACAGATTCATTTTGCTTTGGTGATCCAGTTATATTATTAATTCTTACTAAACTTCCCATTTCAAATGGGATGCTTACATTGCTTACATTTTGTGTTTCTCTAGGTTTTGGTACATCTAAAATGGTAGTAGAAACCTTTTCAATATCATATCCTCTTACATATGCTTTACCTGGAGATAATTTAATGCATAGAAGATCATCTGAAGGTGTATTTCCACTTTCAGTTTTTTGATCTTTGAAAAACAGACCATTATTTCCAAGTCTGTTATTTAAAGAATCGTGCAACGAAATTTTAAAAGGAGATACTGAATAGTTGCCCGATTCATCAAAAGTTCTTTGTGCTAGATAATCTTTTATTAGTGAGTATTCTGTATTTGTGTTTAATTTTTTAACCTGCCCAGCATCTAACCTAAGAATCTCAATAAAGTCTACATCAGTATCAACACTATCAATTGTTTTTTTAGTTAGCGTTAATCCTATTTTAAATCTATCTGCACCAGGAGCGGCATAATTTGTAAATCCTTTCGCATTATCATATAAAGAAGAATCTTCTTTAGCAGTTACGATTTCTTCAGATACTTTAAGACCCACTCTATATGATGGGGTGTTAGTATAATAATCTAGGATAATCGTTTGCTTGGAGACATTTACAAAGGTTCCTCTTACAAAATAAATTCCAGTATCAATAGAAACTGCAGATCCAATGGCAGTTGCATCGGTAGAAATCAGTGATGCAAATGGATTACCAGATATGATAGTTGTATTTCCATAAACTATATTCTCACTAGCAAATAAGGACTCACCATCTTGGAATGGAGTAATTGTAAAATTTTCTCCAGAGTCAATATACTTTACATATAATGTAATATATTCTAAATTATTAACTGAATCGGGTATTTCAATTTTTTGAATAACGCCAGTTACTCCAGAAATTTGTCCCGTAACTTTTTTACCTACAAATTGATTGACATATAGTGAGATATTTACGCCAAAATTGGTAGGATTTAACTTAACTGCATTGAATTGTGGATCATATGTTAAATTGCCAGGAATTACTACAGATCCCTCTTTAAATATATGACTACCAAAAGATTCAACCTGATTTTGTAAAATTGATTGAATATTATTTAATTCTCTTGCTTGGACAGGTCTTCCTGGATTAAAAAGAACTTTATAAAAATTCTTTTCGGCGTCAAAATCATCAAAGTAAGGACTTACATTTAAATTTGTTTTTTGTGCCATTGGTTAGAATTCCAGGATAATTTTAATGTCTTCTTTTTGTCTAACATTACGAGATACAAGAGGTCTATTGTCAATATAAATTACATCCCCTGTTTTTTTATTTATTTCAGGATTTGCGAGACCATTTGTAAATGTTACTCCAAGATTGATAATTGAATTATTTACCGTAGTTGTAATTCCAGAGAAAGAAGATATTTGTCCAGAAAAACCACTTGTTTCACCAACCACATTTCCTCCAGAGGCGCTGAAATCAATATTTGCTTTTGCCTCCGTTGAAACTCCAACATAATCAGTTTGGTCGTGGGTTGAACCATAATATAAAGATCTGTCTCTGAAATATTTTAAAACTTTAGTATCAGCATCATATGATGCAACATATCCAACAGCAATGCCAGTAGAAACTGTTTGATTAATTTTTTCTCCAACTTCAGGTAAGAACGCATTTACAGAATCAAACTGCATAGCATACAAACCTGAAAACTCACCACCACTAAAAGTTTCTGTAGATATAAATGTTGTTGGATTTTTTAAAATTCCTATTTGGCAAAATTTTGTGTTAGTTGGAAAATCTCTAGTGGAATCATCAAATCTTGCATATATCATTACTCTGTCAGCACCTAACTCTTTGTATAAATCAAATCCGTGCCCTCTAGAAGGCGGTATAATGGGGATTAATTTTGCGGGGTTACTGATGGTGCTTCCAGGTTGTAGAGGACCCAAATCGACGATTCCATACGTGTATCCGGTGCCACCAGAAGTTACTGTAGTATCTGTAATTTCACCATTCGCATTTGTTTGAACAAATACTCTTCCTCCAGTTCCATTTCCCAAAATATCTACTTCACCTGAAGTATAATTAGATCCTGCATTTGAAATATAGACTGTTTTAATTTGATTGTTATTTAATGTAGAATCTCCATTCTCTCTTACTGCAACAATTTGTGAATCGGTAGATGTTTGCCAATTATTTGGCAATGTTATATATTCTGTGGAATCAAATTTTATAATATCTGCTGGAGTAACTGTAAATAGATATTTCCAAACATATCCATCTTCTCCAGTTCCAGCGACAGTAGGTTCTAAATCGGTAGTCGTTGGTTCATACTGTGATTGATTTCCTGTGGTATTAATACCACTAGATCCATTTTCTATACAAATGTAAACATTATAATCGCTGTTTAATACATAATATTCGGAATCATATAACCTTGCTCTTCTTGATACTGGAGATAAATTTTCAACACTATAGTCGTGCCTGTACATATCGTACTTTTTACCCCTCACCCAATCCACTCTTTTAACAACTCTTCTTATGTTTGAGGAGGTAACTTTTTTTCCAAAAAGAAGCGTATCTTCATATTGTGTAAGATAATCTAAATTATCCGTTGGATTTGGTATCACACCATTTGTTATTCCAGGACCATCCCAATTTAAGTTTCTTCCAAATCCAGTATACAGATTTGGGTTAGTGAGACCAACCCAAACATAATAAGAATTAGAAGAATCATCTACCGATTCTATAAAGTTACTGGCATTTAAAATTCTAAATTGATCTGTTACAAGTGCAGACATCTATATGATTCTTTTTTTTATATTTATATTGTGTTAGAGATCCTTTTTAAGAGATCCATTACTTCTTAATCCATATCCTCTTCTTTGAATAATTGGATACGTGGATAATCCCGAATTATATCCAAGTGTAGTAATTCCAATGCTTGATGTATAACCAGTCACTCCTATTGAAATTGGATTATTGGATCTAGAGAATCCTGACAATCTTCCCCAAGACAATCTACCTACAGGATATTCAAGCGTTCCAGTAGTTGCAATCCCAACAATAGATGTGTTAGATGCGATATTGCAAGTTATGATACCTAATGTGGAATTAATTGCGTGAATTTGATAAATGTTATTCAAGAAAGAGGTGCTAATGGAAATAGTATCAGTATTAGTTGTGTTTATAGATGTTACTCCTTGTCCAACAGTGGTTTCAGAAATATAGACGGGGTATCCAACCTGCAAATCTGGGAACGAGAATGGATCCCTATCTAAAGTAAATTTAAGTGCTAAAGGAGCTCCAATTCCAGTTGCAGTTTCAATTCCTATGATAGAAACATCATACCCTTCAACATCAGATATATTAGTGATTATTTCATATTGTTCCGAAGAATCATTGGATAAAATAAACGCATCAAAACTAATTGGCGATTCATTTTCATAATTGAAGAGACTGCTGTCATCAACAAATATTTGATTTGTAGAATTACTAAAATCTCCTATAATATTTGCAGTTGGATAAATTTGTGATTCTAAAGAATCTCTTGACTTGTAAACAATTTCACCATTGAGTATTAGGTCTGTCTTTTGCTTAGTCCAATATATTGGTTTGTTATTAGTTTCATCAACTCCCAGTCCGGTATATAAATTTGTTTCAATTTTGTCAGAAGAAGAAACATCATATATGATTCTCTTATCTTGAGTAATTGTATTTTGAATATTTGCGTTATTACTAAAGATTTGTACAGTATCACCAACTTTAACAGTCTCTATCGCATTAATTTGAATTGTATCTTCATCTCGTGTACCACGATAGAAGAATATTGCTATATTATCTTCTGGTTCTGGCGCAACTGAGAACGTGAATGAAGTTCCCCCACTAAACTGATACGAAACTCCAGGTTCCTGTAAAACGCCATTAATAAAGATAAGAATAACTGAATCTAAATCAATTAGTTGAGAATCTGGATCATTTTCATCAATCTCAAAACTGACAAGTTCTGAATTATAGAAAAGTGGGAATCTTGTTCGGATACCATCTTGATATGCCTTAACAGAATCAATGTAATCTAATTCTCCAAACTGCCAAGATGAGAAGGAATCTGTGAAAACATCTAGAACGGTTAATTCAAATTCACTAATTGGAGAAGATAGACCCTTTGCAGTCACTAGTCCTACTGGTTTAAATACATCACCCACTCTAAAGGAATATCCATTTCTAGTGATATTAAAATTCTTAACTTCAAATAAAGTAGAACCAATTCCAGTAGTAGTTGAACTTGCTCCAACCTCAATATTTAAAAGTAAACCAATTCCAGTGTCTGTTGTGTTTCCAATTCCAAGTCTAGAAACACCAGTTACAGGTAAGTTTTCATAAGAAGGAGAAGAAACATTTATCGTTGGATTGGTATATCCTGCTCCAGGATTGACAATGTTGAATGATAAAGTTCCACCTGCTCCAACATTTGCAGTTATGACAGCTCCAGTTCCAATATGTCCGCTTTCAGTAACTGCAACGGAAACAGGATTTCTATAACCAGATCCAATAATATCCATAGTTCCAATTCCAATTGCAACTATTGATCCACCTGCTCCAACAACAGCAGTAACAGAAGCTCCTACAAGAGGCGCTATTCCCAGACCTCCAGTAGACCCAAGAGATACAATTACACCACCACGAGGAAGTTGGTTTTGATTAACATCATAGTCTGATGTAAATATGCTACTATTAGATGATGTTATTCCGGAGAAAGTAATACTCGTAATTCCAGAGTTTTCTGATATCAAATAATTATTTGATGAATTATTAAATGTTGTTGGAGACTGGAAGATATTATTAATAAATACGATTCCATTTCCTCCAGAAGTTCCTAATCCAACTGTGTTTATTCCTTGAGAAGTTAGTATAAATGTTTGTCCAATTCCAGTAAATTGATTTGAAATATCATCATAGACACGATTAGTAGTATAATCTTCTCTTAAGAAAACTCTTCCGCTAAAAGAAGCTCTTTCTCTTGGCAAATTAGACTCACTGGGTCCCACTAAATCGAGAGAGTTTCCTCTAGGAGCTTCTGTGAAGAAAATTTTATTTTCAGAAATATTATAAGATCCTCTATAAACTCTGGCGATAGAACTATCAGTATGGAGTCCGGCAGTAGATCCAACAAATCCACGAGTTACTTCTACAAGAGAAATACTTCCAGTAAATGTAATAGGACCAGTATTCGTTATGCCCAATCCAACATTTTCAACTCGTACATATTCATCATCAATTTTTATAATGTCTGTTGGAGTAATGGAACTAATACCACTCAAAGCAAAAATTGTAGATGCAGTTCCAATTTGTCCTCCATTTCCAGACAATGTATGAGTTATATTAGAATATGCAAGAGGACTTTGTACAATATCATTAATTGAAATTATTGATTTTTCATTCTTTTTATACATTTCCAATTGATGAGCATTTCCCAAACCAACAGATGTAAATGTTACTCCAATTCCTTGAGTAGCATATTCTTCTCTTGTAGAAATTCTAAATGTATCGTTACTATCTTTTATTGCATATACTACGGATGGTAGTATTGTTGTAATTACTCCAACATAATTTGCAGTAGCACCAATTCCCATCGCAGAGGTTCCAATTCCAATAAAAGTGGATTTTGGAGTATAGATTAATTGCTCTCCTGTATTGAAGAAATGATTTGCAATTGTAAATACACCTGTCACTGGATTTAAAACATCACTATCTGATGGATTAAAAGTTTTCATAAAAATTGGCACGCCTTCATATTTGGCTTCAAAATCATATTTGTTTATGTTTGGTGAATTTGCACCATAATATTTGGCAACTTCGACTTCTTGTCGAACTGGCGAATAAGTTAGAGCAGGAGGAACATTGACAACATCTAGATCTCTATAGAAGTTTTCACTAAAAGAAAGTATCTCTAAATTGCCAGAAATTGAAGGATCTGCATAGAATTTAATTATGAAATCATTTCCAGAAATTTCAGCACCAAATGTTCCTATTCCGGAAGTGCTTCCAACTGACAAGAATGGATATTGGATTGAATATGAATCACTTCCATTATTAATTGCCATTACCTGATGTAATGCACTCGTTTGTCCAAATCCAACCTTTATTGTTGATTTTGATGATGCAAATAAAGATTTATCTAGAACTAAAACACTTGTAGATCCTGAAGAAATATTATTAAACTGGGATTGTAAAGTAACTGTCCTCTCACTTCCGTCAGATTGTCCAGAAAGTTTAAATCTATAAGTGCCTATACCAACTGCAGTTGTGCCAAAACCAACATTTTTAGTTCTGACTGTAATACTTTCTGCTGAAGTATTTGTGTAATTTAATGATAAAATACCACCCGAGATAGATGCCCCAAAGGATCCAATAAATCCAGAACTGGTTTCAGTTAAATCATCGTCAAAATAATATTCACTAATGTAAGTATTACTGCCATCATGTGTTAAATATATCTCAACATAGTTCATATTAGAACTATCATTATTCAAAATATTAATATTGGAATAAATTGCTGAATATTTTGAAGAATCTAAACTAAAAATAGATGTTGTTATTCCACTGGAAACAATTTCGTTTGCTGCAACTAAATCTATAAATCCAATTGATTGTGTAGTTTCAATACCAGACTTGGAGATGAAAGTATCTTGTAGGATTTTAATATCAAAGTCAGAATTGTTAGTGTCTTCTGGATTAAATCTTAAATAAAAATTTAATGCAGTATCTACATATCCTTCAATATCTGCTATTGCATCTACATTATCTAAAGATGTTAAATGTGCTTTTTGTAAAGTAAAGATATTTTGATCATCATTAATTGTTATAATTTCATTAAACTGAATTTCATTGGTAAATATGTTACGAGTTTGAACTAAAAATCTATTATAATTGTTTCCAGAATTAATCTGGAATATATTAGAAACCTCAGATAATTCATCATTTTCGCTTGAAAATTGTGAACTTATATCATCTATTTTTAAAACTCTATTAGTCTTACATAAGATGTAATCTGTAAGAGAAATATTATTAAATTTGATAAATTTTGATTTTCCATCTAAAGTATCCACATCAATAACGAAGTCTAAATTATTAATAGTATCTACTCTATTATCACTTTCAAACACATTTAGGAGGGTTAGTGGAGACTCAGTGGTTCCTATTCCAGACTGAACGCTTTGTAGAATTTGCGTATCAGCAAAATTTTTCATCCCGCTAATGTGCAGCAAATTATTAACAGGGGTTACAATTTCTTCCCAAGTTTTAGTACTCTTTACTGAGTATGATAGATTTTGATAGTAATCATTATCTGGTGTTACTTGGAAATTTTCATTGAGTTTTCCAGTTTCAAATCTCCAACCAAATTCCTGTAAGTTGAAGTAATCTACATTGTAAACTCCATCAACCACCTTTACCGAATCAATAGTTGCTTCATTAGAAGATTCTAATCCTCTTATTTTTTCGCCAGCAGAAAGATTATAATTACCAGATACTCTCACAAAATTTTCATCACAACTAACAACAACCAAGTCTCTAACTATAAATCCATTTCCATTGTCTGATGACAATCCTTCTCCAATTTGGAAAGGTGAGAATTTTTGTATGACTTCAAATTCTGGATAGTTATTAAAATTAATTATTGTGGCATAAGATTCCTGAATTGTTTTTGCTATTCCGGGATTTGTAGATAAACCAGAAAGATTAAATTCTAATTTAGCTGGATTAAGATTTTGGAAATTAGTTACTGTAAAGAACTGATATCCATAATCCGATGAATTAAATCCATCACCAAGAGAACCACTCTTTTGAATTCCCTCAACAAAAATTTTATCTCCGGTTGAGAATGGTGCTGATGTAAATCCAGATAGTGGTGTTGTCAAGAAACACGTGACTACACCAGAAGAAGATTGAATCGTATTAATTGAAATTCCATTAGAGTTGTTTATTGCCCTAATAGTAACTGGATTGATTGGAAGACCCTTTGGATCATTCTCAACAGTTACTGATACAATAGAGGATCCAGACAAATTCGCTCTTAATAAACCAGAATCAATTAAATCTCCATTATCAGTATTGACACAAATTAAATCTGGAGCAGAAGTGTAATTTTGACCACCATTTGTTACGTTTACACTTTCAATTGTATTAGATGCTGATATGTAAACAAACTTTGGTATTGAAGCAGTTGGTCTCAGAGTTTTGTCGGATGCATATTCAAATCCTTCATTAATAATTCTACTTTGTTTAATTTTACCAATCGTCGAGGAAACAGGAACTATGAAAGCTCCAGTTCCATTATCAGAATTGATACGGTCAAACAATGGAAGAGATGTATATGAATAACCTCCCGATAGAAGATTTACATCGTGTACTCCACCAACTTCTGTTTGGGAAGATGTTGAGTATTCCAGAATTTCACAATCTTCCTTTTCATAATATGTATTTTCTGGAATTTGCTTTAAAGATATTGTAAAGGTTGTATTACCAATACTTGTGATGTTATAGTTGCCATTATACAAACTATTTTCAAATACTATCTCCGAATAATTTGTAACATCAGTATCGGAAGTGCTAATGTATCCAGATTTTTCTAAATTATAATAAAGTTTTTCTGGAACACCATCAGAATAATTTAAAGTTACTGTAGATGTTGAAGACAATCCAATAGTTCCAACTCCAATAACAGAGAGTGAATTAGTGTTTCCTATAGAAACAAATTCTTTTTCAAATTTTTGATCATAATAAATTTTAAAGTCATATCCTAGTAACGAAGAATCTGAAAGATTAAAAACTAAATTATTGTTCTTGATAACCTTGATTTGGGGGTTGACAAGACTAATTTTTTGAATTCCTGCACCAGTTCCTCCTATCGAAACTGTAGTTGGTGGTGAATTAAAGGAATCAAATAATGTTTCACATAACTTTATAGTATTTTCATCAACTCTATACGCAAAATAATTTCCAGTCGTTACTCCTATAGGTAAAGTTCCCAAAGATTCATATAAAACTTTGTCACCTGTTTCTAAATTATGTGAATTTACTGTAATGGAATTTGTTGATGTATTAATTCCAGTTGAATTGAAAATTAGTGGATTTACTACTATTTTTTGAGTTAAAGAATCTAACCTAACATTTATTGATGTAGATGTGCCAGTTCCAACTGATAAGTCTGGTTTAACCTTTAAAGATATCTGATCACCAACTTTTAATTGATGTGATGTTGATACTGAAACAACAGACGATATCCTATCAATTTTTGCTTTAACCTGAGGTAGATTTGATTCTATAGAGTAATGATAATCATTTGTACCAGAAGACCTGAAAAATAGTCCACCAGTAGTTGTAAGTCCAACATTGGTTACGATTCCAATGTAATCTTTTGATTTATTGATAATATAAACAATTTCAGAACTTCCACTTAATATATTGAATGAAAGACCACTAGATGTATTAGAAACAGATAACGCACCAGATCCAGATGGTTTTCTTAAAATTGCTTGCTGATTAGTTTTAAACGGATGATTTGGTAAAAATATACTTTGTGTTGGGACAAATGCACTATATGTGGTGATACCAATCTTGTAATTTACATTTATTCCAGATCCGGATGTAGTTCCAACACCAACAGATTCTGTTGGATTAAAATATATTTTTGAATTATTTTGAGAATCAAAATATTCTGTTGTTTTATTTACGGTGAACGAATCTGGAAGGAAATATACTGGGGTTGTTTGTGTGTGTGATACGCCAGCACTAGACCTATCTACTCTTAAGATTCCAAAATTTGAATAAACATTTATGATAGAAAAAATTTCATTTTCTATTTGAATACTACTTCCAATTGAAATGTTTTCTGGAATAGAAGTTAGATAAATGTCAGTAACTATACCTGTTGAAGCAAAATTTGGTATATCTTTATCAAGAATCGTTGTATATGTTGTAAGTCCTATTTTGTAGGATCCATTCAAAACAGAAACTTGAGTAGATAGACCTGATATATTAATATTATCTTCGTTTTTAAAATTATGGTATGGTGCAATATAAACTTTTACTTGATTTCCACTTTGCCACTCAATAACAGAATTGTTATAAGAATCTACTGCAGTATTAATGTTAACGATGTCTCTTCCAGTTATTCTAGATACTTCAGCACTAATTCCTCCACCACCACTCTTAGTGTCATCAAAAATTATCGAATCCCCTACTGCATAATTTGATCCAGATTTGACAATTTCAAGACCAGATACACTTCCAGAAGATACTGATTGTATTAGTGTTTTTTGTTCTATTATTTCATTTGATTCGGTGATAAAATCATTATCAGCATAACTATCGTTTACTTTATATGGTAAAGTATTTCTAAGTAATCTAGAGTTATTGAAATTAAATGATTGACTCAACTCAATGTTTTCTTCTAAATATGGAGACCTATACTCATTTCCAATAAAATATGGAAATTTCCCTACAAGTTGCCCATCAATATTAGTTTCTGTGGTGGCAAAGTATGCATACACTCCATCAGGGAAATCTTTAGTTTTTCCAAATCTACCATTATATTGATCTAAATCTCCGCTACCAGTATATTCATAATCCTCAATAAAATATCCATATGGAAATTCAGTAGTTGATGGTCTATTTTCTAAAGTAATTAGAGAATATCCTGGTTGTAATTTTTTTACAGGAGAATTGGTATCATTAGGATCTTCATATCCAAAGGATCCATAAATTGGATTTCCATCATAAGACCATCCAATAATATCTGAATGTTGTCCAGATAAATCCCCATTATCATTAAAATTGGTTTTTACAATTTGAGAATATCCTATAACTGCATATTGTAATCCACCATCATGGGTTTCAACTAATACTTCACTTGATGGATTTCTATAAAATTCGTTTTGAACCCCGTATTTGTAAGAATTGTTAAGTGTGAGACTTCTAACATTTACTTTCAATACCTCGTTTTTACCTACAGGTACAACTTTAATTGTAGTATCTGTTGATGTATATCCTGTTCCAGGATTAACTACTACTACATCTGTTATTTTATTATCTGAGATTACAGGTCTAACGATAGCACCTATCCCACTTCCACTAACAACTAAATCTGGAGTGGAGTAGTATTCTAATCCACCATATAATACTTGTACGTCAGTTATCCTTCCATTTGTAATTGTTGGTCTAAGTTGAGCATTTTTTCCATTCTTAATAATGACCTGGGGTCTTTTATGAACGTTTAACGTTGTTGTGCCATAGTCGGATCCTTTATTATAAACATAAACCTCTGAAATTTTTCCTCTAATAATGGGAGTTGCATTAATGACTCCTCTAACTTGTGTACTACCAAGACCAACTGAAGAATACTCTACGGACAGTGAAATATTTGGATATTTAAATACTTGATATCCACTTCCCGTGGAATTAAACTTAACATAATTTTTTCTCTGATAGTTTGATGTATCAGTACCACCTATTCCAGCATTACAGAGTCTGAATGTATCTGAATCTAATTTTAAAATTACGTAGTTATTGGATGTTGACAACCCAGCAATTGATGCTGTTTCGTAATCATATAAAACAATTTCTCCATCATTAAATCCGTGATTTTTAAAGGTAATTGTATTATTATACGTAGATATTCCTGTTTGAGATACTCTTAAAACTCTATTCGCATATCCAGATCCTTTATTAATTACTGAAATTCCTGTAAGTTTATTTTTAGGGTCAGTTTTAAACTTTTGAATACCCGAGTTACCTATGGTAGTAAATCCTACAGTATTAATACCAATATTAAAGTCGGAAAGTGATTGGTATAACTCAATTGTTCTATCATTTACAACTTTAGTATAATAAGTTGCACCACTTATTAAATTTTTTGATTGATCTAAATTTGATCCATTAAAAGTGCCAACCCCAATAGCAGAATTAAAATTTCTATCATATACTATGGGTTGACCATTAACTAAATTATGAGTTGATGCAAATGAAATTCTATCGTTGATAACATCTAACCCACCACCATTGGAAATTGATCTTGCATCGAATTCCAATTCTCGTACATATTTTTCAATAATTGGTTCAAAACTTGCTCCAGATCCATTTCCTCCAGTAAGAGCAATTGAAACAATAACATCGATATCAAAATCTTGTGGATCAACAAATATTTTTTCAACAGACCCAACTACTACCGGTTGTATTAGAGCAGAACCATAAGATAATTCTAAAAGTGGAGGATTAATTACATCAAATTCACTACCACCATTTAAAACGTCAACATTTTCAATTGGACCGTAATAAATTTTATCATTTGTTTTGAAGTTGTATATCTCAACTCCATTTCTTAGCATTCCAATTGTGCCAGGAAGAGTCTGATGGGTTTGATTACTTCCCAATTCTGGATTTAATTTAAATTTTTTAAGTATTTTTTGTCCAGAAATTTTGTTTGATTTTTGAGAATATAATGTAAAATTATGAGTTCCGGTTGGTGTCGATGATTGACCTGCACCAAAATAAACAAAATCTTCACTTCCAACAACAGGACCACTCAAGTATAACTTAACTTGCCTTTTATTACTTAATACTTCAACAAAATAACTACCTTCTTCCAACCCATCTATAGGATTACCGTTGGTCACTGAGTAAAAAACTTTATCTCCAGTTATAAAAGAAACTTCAGTATTAAAATCAATTATTGAATAGGACTCATTGTTAGCATCATATCCACTCAATTCAAAAACATCATATCCAAAAACATTAATCTGAATTTGATATGATGGTAAGGAATTAGATGCAACATAAAAATGATCTGGTCTTTCAATGTAAACATTTTGTACATCAGATATTAATTTATCATTTCCAAAATCAATCGGAACTATTGAAGATACTGCCTTCTTAATATTTCTTCTAACATCATACTTATCTAAAGGATTCAGTAAAGAAGTATTTGCATTAATAGTGACTACATTGCCCGAAATTGAATTAATACTTATATTTTCAAATCCAGTAACCACAATTTCTGTATTTCTTTTCAAAATTTCAACAGTATCACCAGTCTTCAAACTTGATGAATCTATATTGGATTTTGTTGTTACTGTATTTCCAACAAAAGAATCAATCTGATATCTTGAACTTGTGTTATAAATCCAAGAATTTGCAAATATTTCTTTTACAGTATCTCCCTGTTCAATTACCTCTCCAAGGTTTTTTGGATAAATTATATCATTATCTAACAACTCATAATTTTCAGTTTCAATATCAAGATCAGATAATACTCCAGTAATTCTAAATTCTACTTTTTTAGTAGTATCTCCATCTTCATATCCATAATATGTGTCATTTGAGATTAAAAATGACTTTTTAGGTATTGTTAATGAATTTGTAGATTTAACATAACAACCTAAAAATTGATTAACACTTTTGTCAGAATAAAAAATTTCTTGGGAACCGTAAAAAATACTTCCCGAATCTGAAAACCCAATGGTAGAGTCAACACTAATGACAGTTACCCCATCTTCTAATGGAGTTACAGTTACTTCTTCAATAACTTTAGTGTTTGGTGTAATAGTAAATGTGCCGGTAACATTGGGATATGTATCATCATATCCAACAAAGAAATTGAGTTTATAGTAAGTTACACCATTTCTAGTAATAGTCTCTACTTCAGATACCGCAGCACTAGTGAACTCATCTGTTGTTTTTTTAATTGTCTGCCCAACCAGTTTTGTTGGATTTCCAGAAATATTACTTATAATCGCAACATCTCTTCTAATATAACCAGCATCTGATGGTTTAATTAAAAATTTCTCAAGATTAATTACACTTGGTGTTTCCCCATACAATACATTGAAAAGTATTCTAAAAGATTCGGGAGTTCCTTTAGACTCATATAAAGTTCTTGCCTCTTTTATAAAATTTCCTGCATCAAGATTTTCAGTAAAATCCAGACCTTCTAGTCCAGGTGTTAGACTAAACTTTATTTTCTTATAAAATTCTTGTAAAAATAAGGAACTTAAATTTTGTACTGAAGATCCTGATGTATGAGAGACAGCAGAAGATTGACTAAAAACTAATTCTCCATATTGCAAATCTTTATGGTAATTTGTAACGCCACTAAATCCTCTTACACACCCAGTGAAAGTATTTCCGGATATAGCAGTATATGTAATAATCTCATCATCAATTTTAAAGAGACCATACTTTGCAGGAAAACCTCTAGTGCTTGATACGGAAATTGTGGTAGAAGTTGTTGTAATATCATCCTCAAGAGTTGCATATCCAACAACTACTTCTGGAGTAAGATTATCAAGTTCAATGTATTGGTCTAAGTTTTCAGCAATATCTACAGGACCACCCTGATATTCTTGAGAGATATAATATTGCTTTAAAAATTCAGCAACCTTTGGACTTTCATCTAAGATAAATTCTGGAAGCTGACTATCAATTATTTGTTGTACTTTTACCCTAGATTCAAAACCCGTTTGTATCATATTACGACCTCATTAATTTCCCGTTTGAGTAACTTGAGCGATACGAATTTTTTGTGAAGACAACTCCGGAAATATCCTCCCCAGATGCAATTGTATCTTTTACCATATTTATTTGACTTTTTGAAACATCAAAAGATACATAAAGATCTTTAAGACCGATGACATCATTTGATTCTGGATATGCTTGTATTTCTATTAAATCATTCCCTAATTCTGTAGATGTAATTGTAATTGTATTCAGAGTTATTTCTCCATTTGCATAATTTACAACTCCAGCAGATTCTACAACTACAAACGGAGATAATGATGCAGTAGATACTCCTGCTGAAGTTTCAATAGGTTTTACAATTGAAATTACTCCTGTCACACCATCAGCGTTTGGAGTATCTGTCAAATAAACTATATCCGATTCGTCTTTAATATTGAATCCGGTTGACTTGATATTATACCCTGATGAATTTACGTGGAATTGATTACCAAAACATATTTCATATTGAGCTGGGGAATTTATGAGTGCTTTTAAGTCTCTCCTAATTCTAACTCTAGTAATGTTTGATGTAATTGCAGTATCAGTATTATCAATGACTTGAAGAAGTTTACTATATTTAAATCTGCCACCGAATTTGTTTAAATCTACTGACTGGGAGTATTTGTTGAGTGAGTTAGTTACTCTTGTTTTTAAATCAGAAACACTTCCAACTTGATTGTAATTGTAGTAAATATAAGATTCAACTTCAACATACAATATTTTAAGATCTACTATTTTTGGACGCACCCCAGAAACACTATATTGAGTTAATTTAGATAGTATCTGTTCCTTATCAAAATCAGAAACAAATGTCCCATTTTTTGGTTTAATACTAATAGAGACGGTTCCGTATTCTGGAGGACTTAATTCTTCCCCACCAACAACAGAAACAGACTCTGCATTACCATAAATTTTTGATTTGATAATTGTTTCATAGTCGCTTGCAGTCACTGCTCTATATTGTGAAGAATATAGGCGAGGTGCAAAATAACGAATAGAATCGATAGTTTCTATATCAGATCCATTCTGGGCACTTTGATTTGTAGTTACATTAATTGTATTTGTTGCGATAACATTTCTGTCGTCTGCATCTCTAAAAGATCCAGCAAAACTAAAGGTATCGGCTCCATTTCCATCTTTACCACTGGTTATGATATAATTTGCGGTAATGATTGAAGAATTTTCAAGTTTTTTGCCAAATATCCCATCACCAAAAAGAATCTGATATTTTTCATCTTGAACTTCTTGAACTAAAAAGATTTCAGAGCTTGAATCAACATCAAAGATATTATCAACTAAAGAATATAAAGAACCAAGACCACTGTCACTAACACCTTTGACGTAAACTCTGATCGTAGAAGTATCAATAAAGGGATTATCAAGAACAAATTTTTGATCTAGTGATGCATCAACAGTAAACTTTTTGGTTAAGAAAGTTCCTTCTCTGATTGTAATATTGCTAAATGTTGCAACTCCATTTACAACAGGAACTGTAACACTTTGGGGAATTGAAAATACGTAAGAAGATCCTCTTACAGATCCAGTGCATACAAGACCTGCCTGCAAGGTAATCGCAGACGTATATACTGGGGTGCCGTCTTGTAATATTTGATCTGGATCTACGTTTACACTAAATGAAACTACTGCATTAGCAGCATTTCTTGAATATGGAACATAACCAATATTTCTAGCAAGTGAGACAACATTTTCTCTCACAGTTGCAGAATCCAAAAAGGATTCGTTGACAACCATATTTGAGTTGAATGCAGTAATATATGTGTTATATGCTAACGTATCGATTAAAACAGAAAAGTTAGACCCTTCAAAATCAAAGTCCGTAAATGTAGAGTTAGCACGGAGATAATCTTTGATTGAAGTTTTTATCTGATCGAAATCTAGATTTGTAAATTGAGTAAAAGGCATTTTATCTTGTTGCCTCTAATATGAATGAAAATTGTTGTGTTGGTACTTCTTGTCCAATAATATCAAAGATTACAGTCACTTCAAACTCATTTGTATCTGGACTTGGATTGACTTCAATGTCAACATTATCAACTCTAGGTTCATAGTTAGAAATAGTATTAATAATTTGCTCTCTGATTACAGATGCAGTTGCAAAATCAACAAAGTCAAATAAACTAGAGCGGACATCGGATCCCAAATTAGGATTAAAAAATCTTTCATTTGGGATCGTCTGAACAAGATTACGAATTGATCGTATAATTGCATTTTGATTTTTCAAAATTGGCAGATCTTTTGTCACAGGATGTGGATCAAAAGACAGACTAATATCTTTGAATGATCTAGATATTCTAGTTACTGCCATTGGATATAAAATTTCTTGGATTATTTATGCTCATTTCCAAGAAGAACCATATCCAGGTTCAGTTCCATATTCCCAATCATCATAGTCTTCATCATTACGAATTTTTTCATGCAATTCTTGTTGTCTTTTTAGGTCATGTTTGGGTGCCAGATCGTGCATAACCTCTTGAATGACTCTTTTTGGTGATACGGTATCATAATCTGTAATCAGACGAGTAGTGCCCCACATTTCTCTCATATAATTTGAATCACGATCTACTGGTAAGTTTGACATTGTGCTCCTGTTTTAATGAATAAAACAGAACTTTTATGAAGGAGGTTGCTATCTCCTTATCTTTATTTAACGATATACTTCTCGCAATCTAAAATTATTAGACCCTAGGTATTTTAAGATCTCAAGTGCAATTAATTTTGGATTTCCTTCACCACAAGTATAAACATCTACTGCAATAGAACCTTCTTCTGGCCAAGTGTGGCAAGAAACGTGACTTTCCGCAAGGGCAATGACTACTGTACATCCTTGAGGAATAAAACAATGTGAGAAAATATTTAAAATAGTCATATTAGCACGCTTTATACCTTTCTCCATTGCTTCCTGGAGAGAAGTTACATCATTAATAAGATCAAATTTTACATCATACACCTCTAGCAGTAGGTGTTTTCCCATCGAAAAGCGTTCCAATTCATTTTTGGCAGTAAAAATTTATTTATTTGACCCAAAAACCCATTCTTTTATAATCTTCGTCTTTGATAAACCTATATTCCGAGTAATCTTCTTCTATTTTTTGATTCCAAACTGGAATTGCAACAGAATTTCCATATCGAAAGTCAGGATTTCTGCGAAACTGAACCTCTATTAGTTTTCCTCCGATGAATTCGCAGTTAATCCATTCATAATCTTTCTTTAGATTTTTTAAAATATCAGGAAATTCAACTCTTTTATTGATTTTTTCCCATTTTGACCACTTGTATAGAGGATTTTTTTCATCACGAGTACCTAACACCACCAATTCTTGCTTCCCATTATGAAAGTCAACACTCAAATGCTCACCTTCAAAGAGTTCGCACCAAAATTCTGATGGGTGAAAGTCATCTGTGTCCTTTTTTATCCATTCTACCCGAGCAAAACGACTCATACCAAGTAAATTAAAGGATGGGCGAACAATATAAAAGTCGGGTTTAGGAACTGTAGTTCCAGAAGGACCACAAGTATACCCTAAACGCCGACTTAAAAATAGTTTATTATAAACCCAAAGATCTTCAGAATGTATATGATTCCACTCATCATTACATTCGAGTAAATACATTACCTCTTTCCCTGTCCTCTATACTTTTTACGAGCTTTATTACGAGAAGACGCTGAATACTTGGTATTAGACCCACATCCCTGCCGAGTATTCTTTGGATGAGACTCAATGATTTTGCTACCACTCAAAGATTTTTTAATTGCCATAAGTTATTCTCCAATAATTTCAGTTTCAAGGTCTTCAGGACGTGGAGAACCTGTCTGATAAAATTCTACCGACAAGTCCTCCATAATATTGAAATATTCTTCCTCTGTGAGTGAGGAATAAATTTTACGTCCTTTACATAGAATGTTGTATGTTTCGTTAGCCATCTCAAATGATTCTTGTTTTTTCGTGACCAACGCGAATGCGAGGATCACACCAAATTTCAAATCCTGCTTCCTTTGCATCCAAACAGAATGATACATCTTCTCCACACATATCCTGAACCTCACCAGATTCAAAGACTTGCATTTTAGGTGCAAACCAAGGATACTTCATTTCAGAATGCTCAAAGACTCCATTTTTGATTAGAATCCAACCAAATCCAGCATAGTCAACTGTGAATGGTTTACGACGCTTTGAGATGCTTTCGACTGTCTCATGATTCATCACTCCACCATTGTTTCTGAAGTCATCTTCTTCCATCCAATGAGCAACCGAAGTTGTGTGACCATCTTCTGTTGCATACCATCCAGAAGCAATGTCTTTGTCCATCAGAACCAATTGCCAGAATTTTTCTGAATTGAAAACGATATCAGAGTCAATCCAGAGTTGCCAATCATACTTGAGTTTACCATCCCAAGGAACTTGATCTGGTCCACGAAGCACGTTTGCACCAAGACACTTGCATCGTGCAAAGTTAACCATTGAAGAATAGTCTTGTGAGATTTGAATACTTGCACCACTCTGTACCAAATCAAAACAGAGTTGTACAAAGTTTTTCAGATAGGTATATGAGACTCCTCTACCTGGAAGACAAAAGACAATCGATTTGCCTTTCACCATTTCTCTTGCAAGATTATAGTCCCATTCCTCTGTTGGTTTTTGAGTAACGGGCGATTTTGCTTTTACCGTAAATCCTTTAGCCATAATAGAAAGTAATTACTTCAGTATCATACAACATTATGTAGTGCTTGTCAATCAGTCTCTTTTTCAGAAAGAATCACTTCACTTCCATCTAAAGTAAAGCAGATCTCGGTATCTTCATACCAAGAAAGTTCATTCATAATTTGCTCTGGAATTTTGATGAAGTATTCTCCACTAATTGGATCGACCTCTATGGGTTCAAAAATATCCCCGGATTTTTTTTTCATTTCTGTTAAACCTTTTTTCGTTTTTATATATCATTTATTAATACTCTACTTTGAATTTCCAAATTTTATGACCTTTTGCTCTTGCGGTACAAAGATGATTTCCAATATATTTCCATCCTTGATTTTTTGTTTTCAGTCTTGATTTTACAAGGTGTTCGTTATCCCTTGCCCAATCCATTAAGTTTAAACCTTCCCATACCTTCCCACTTAGCGTATCTGTAATTTTATAAGTTTCATATTCTTTATTTCTTAAATTCTCACTACGACTACACCATTTCAGATTAGTATAGTGATTATTTTTATTATTTCTATCAATATGATCTATTTCAGTGTGTCCTTCTGGATTTGGTACAAATACTTCTGCTACTAATTGATGAATACTCTTTCTAATTTGTTTTAGATACTTTCCATTCTTATCCCGTATTGAAATGTTAATACATTCATATTGATGTTCCGGATATTTTGGATGACCTCTGTATCCCGGTTTTAGATATATCAAACCATATTCATTGATTTTACCATATTGTTCGTTTCTGTCGTATTTTCCAGGTTCTCGATAAGCTTTACCATCCTTCGTAATGTAATATCCAGAATACTTGGTTTCTTTCATATTTTCTGGAATTTTTATTGAGGGATAATTATAAGTTACTCTTGCTTTTGGTTTGGGAAGAGGAGTTTTCCATTCATCTCTTGGTTTTTTTACATACTCCCATTTGCCATTTACTTTGATAAACTTTATACCTTGCGTATTAACTTTAATCGTACCTTCTGGATAAATCTTTCTGGGCATATTTTTTTGCGGAAAATTTTTTTTATTTGAGGGTATTTTATAATCTATTTTAGTACAATATTTAGAGGTCGAAAGCAAGACTTTGTAGACTTAAGGGACCCATCGATTTTATATACGGGGGGTTTAACCTTATATCTTATAACACGCCGCCCGGCGCGGCGGGCACCGGATCCAAACCCCTGCCAAACACGAACGAATGAGACTGCCCCTCACGAATAAACGCAAGGGGGGTCAGATCCCCCGACGCTCCAGAGCAGCAGCGCGGCGATCGCTGCGGTACTGATCACGGGCACGGATCATCACCGCTTCCAGGTCAGCGACCATCACGCGACCCATCCCACCAACGGGATTCAGAGTGACCCCCCGCCCGACGCAACGATCGCCGGCACCCTGCCCCCGACCACGCTGTGTCACCGACTCATCCCCATCACCAGGACGCAGGTTGCCAATGGCGGCACCCCGACCACGCTGCCCCGAACGCTGCCAGAGTTCATCAGCACGGGGGTTGCGGCGGGGCAGGCGGGTGACGGTGTAGACGGTCATCGGTTCAGGGGGTGTCGGTTGATCTGAAAGAATTTTACCAGATGGGAGGTCACCCCCATTGAGTGGACCGCCACCCGCTGATGGGGCAGGCGGCAACGTCGGAGGCGAAGGTCTCAGACCACTGGGCGGCGAGCAGGGTGGCAGGGTGACCAACGGGGTCAGTGATACGGTTGAACTGACTGCCGTCGTTCTTGTATCCGACCCACACGGTCTGGCGATCGGAGAGGCGGGAGGCGGGGGAGAGGCGCATCGGGTGTCTGTCGGTTGACTTGAGAGTATTGTAGCAGGTCGGGGGTCACCACCACCAGCCGCCTTTAGGGTTGAATGGCAGTCCCAACGCGACCCACAGCACGGGGACACCGATAGCGGCGACCATCCATAGGGCAGCGGCGACGTAGTGATTCATCAGGGGGGTGTCGGTTGACTTGAGAGTATTGTAGCAGGTCAGGCATCCCGTGCTGCTAGGAGCAGGGCGTGAAACTTGTGAAATTCGTGGGTCATTCCAGGCGATAGGGTCGGGCGTCCCTTGCTTCCGTGAGTCGGCAGGTGGAAGGTCTGGGAAACTGCTGGGTGGGTCACCTTGTCGTGACTGCCGCCGGGTTTGATGGTGGCGCCTGCCTTGAGAATCAGGCGGCGTGCTTCACGGACCTTGATAGGGGTCATCG